CTCGACTAGTAACCTGGTTGCTGCGGGGGGTTCAATCCATTCTATGCCTGCCTGGGCAGCCAGAATTTCATTTAACCAATCTCTCTCATACTGGGACCAATGCCTCATTGCTGTGACATTACGAAGGTCCCTCCCCCTAGTTGCGCGCAATACGTAGCGCGCAAGAGCTGTTATGATTGGACAACCATTATACATATGGGCCGCAGACAGCCCCTTGCATCGTAAAAGATCCAAATGTACGTTCTTCTTCGCTTTTGAATACCGGCCCGTCAACCATGACGTGCTAGCAAGTACCTTTCTTGGGTCTGTGACATTGATTAAATCCTCCTCTGCGAATACAATGCCACAAAACGATGCGGTGGTAAGAGATTCGTGCTCTTCACACTTAATAATTAGACCTAATTTCGCAAAATCGTCAGGACCGGGGACTACTCCCTCAATCCTGAAAAGACCGTCGTCACCCTCCACTACGCCAACGCACTTGCTTCCCAACTTCATGCACACATATTCCATGAACATTAAGTTTGAGAAACCGTTGCCGAGTGAAGTACACATATCGCCGGACATACGTGTGGCTTCGAGCCTCGCTGTGAACCACTTGTACTTACATACATTGGTCCCAGTGAGCGCCTTGGTGACTATCTTGAGAAATTCTGGGAACTGCTGAGCAAAATACCTATAACACTGAATCTCCACAGCCATCATCAACTTCTTGATAAACACAGACTCAAATGAGGTGTAATCGGAAGAGAAGTACCTCGCTCCAGGAGCGAAAAGCCTGTCCATGATGTAATTAGGTCTATCATGGCAAGGTACTTTCTTGATGAATTCGGGTGCGGAGAAAACTCTTTTCTCTATCAGCTTGAATAAAGGCCCTGAAAAACACTTAAACTGGTCTGATCTGGAGTTAATGCCCCGAGCGTGTTTCCAATCAGTGTAGTGTTCGTCCTTCATAAAGCTCTTGTTCTGTAGGTGTCGTGGGTCTTCTAGGATGTGTATCATCTTTCCATTGACCTCACGTAGCTCTTGCTTTCTCCAGTCTGGGTATCCTGTATTCTCTATCCACCCTTCAAAAGACACGTCTTCGTCAGGAGATATGGGAGAACCGAACCTACCAGAGGCTAATTGCGCTTGAACATAGTCTGCCAACCCAGATAAAAAGTCCTCCTGAGCGCTAGGAGGTCTGGCGTTAGCTCTTTTTTGAAATCCTGCCACCATGGTGTCCATGTCTTTTGGGTCACAATGAGGTAGAGTCACTCCCTCAACGTGGCATCCCGCAGAGACCGCAACAGTGGGTCTGGTTCCTAGGTAAAGTGATTGAGCCATATCGCTCATTGTCACTTCGGAACCCTCCTTCTGAAGGCCTGGCTTGGCTAAATGCACACCGGGATCATCGTGTCGATAGCCGTAAGCCACATGGGTACAATGTTCGGGTTGTGGCGGATTTCCCGCTAGTTTAACCAGCGGCCGGAGACATCC